TCGAGAACAAGAAATAGGAATGGCTTGGGTTAGAAATGACGATGCTTTCTATAATAGTGATTGTAAAGACGTTTGGAAATCTATTAAGTCTTTATATAAAGATGGGATAGAAATAGATTTTATTACACTAAGTGATAAAGTTCAAGAAGAATCGGGAAAACCACTAGCTTTCTTTATAACAGGGTTAGTTGATTTTGTTCCATCTAATGCTAATGTAGAAAACTATGCTAAAATTGTATGGTCTAAGTACATACAAAGAGAAACAGCTAAGTCTGCTACTAAACTTGTTGACGCAAGTTATGACAATAATGGAACTGTCAAAGAAATTCTAGGCGAACATAACAAACTAATAGATGAGCTAAAGAATATACAACCTTCAAAACAAGTAGATATGTCTGTCTTAATTGAAGATATGAAATCAACTGTTGAAGAAGATTCTAATCTAATACCATTTAATCTTGCTCATTTAGATGCTTTTGCAGGTGGAATGACTCGTAAAGAAATAACTGTTGTAGGTGGTAGGCCCGGACATGGTAAAACAACTTTAGTTATTAATATGATAAGAGGTTTAATTAAACAAGGGTATCATGTTATGTTGTTTAATAGAGAGATGAGTAATACTGAAATGCTAAAGAAAATGGTAGTGATGGAAAGTAAGGAACTTAAATATGCTGATATAAGAAGAAATGATTTAAATAGTGAAAATAAGGAAGAATTTGAATCAGTTTCTGAGGTTATGAAAGATTCTTATAAAAATCTAACAATGTATGATAATATCAGAAGTTTAGATGATTGCTTAAGAGAAATATCAAAACACAAACCAGATGTTGTTATTGATGATTATATTCAATTAATACAAGTAGATGGAATTAAAGAAGGCAGAAGGTTTGAAATTGAAAAGATTATGCAAGAATACAAATGGATTTCTAAGTCAGAAGATTGTAGTGTTATTCTAGTATCTCAATTAAACAGAGAAATAGAAAAACGATTAGACCCTAGACCTAGAATGAGTGATTACGCAGAAAGTGGAGTAATAGAACAAACTGCTGAATCTGCAATGTTTGTATTCTATGGACATAACTTTGATAGTGAACGATATGACCAACATAAAAGTGAAATTATTGTTGCTAAAAGTAGATATGGAAGAATAGGAACTCATCAGATAGGATTTAACGGAAATAGATGTAAATTCTATATGAACCCAGAAATGGCAAAGAATGACTAAAAGTTGTAATGGTTGCTACTATGAGCATAACAGAACCTGTTATTGGTTTAAGCTTGTTCATGGTAGCATCCCAAAATTAATACCAATAAACACATTTAATAATGGATGTAAACAATATAAAAATACTGCAATTACTAATAGCACTATAATAGATAAATTTATTAAAAAATTTAAAGGCGAAATAATTGGAGATAAATATGAACCTCCTAAGTGGAATGGAAAATATAAAAAGAAAAAATACACTACAAGACACAACTATACAGAAAGAAAGGATTTTTAAATGATTACGATAGGTATAGACCCTGGAAAAAGTGGAGGAATAGTATTTATTAATGGAGATAAAATAATTGAAATGTATAAATGTCCAAATACAATAGAAGAAATGGCAGAACTGCTAGAACCATATAGATTAAAATGGGATTCTAATATAAATGTAACTGCATATATTGAACAAGTACACGCCTTCCCAAGTGATGGTCGGAGCAGCGTGTTTAAATTTGGTACTAACTATGGGATTTGGCAAGGTCTGTTGGGAGCTAATAAGATAGAAACTAAGTTTATTGCTCCACAAGTTTGGATGAGGTCGTTAGAATTACCAAAAAGTAAAGTAGATAGAAAAAGAAAAATAAAAAGCATTGCTCAAAAAGTTATAGACAAACAAGGATTGCTAAAAAAGAAAGTAACTCTAAATACATCAGACGCTGTCCTTATTGGAATGTATGGAGTAATCACAACAGCAGTATCAAAATTAAATTTAAAACAAAAAATAGATTTTTTAAATAAAAGAGTAAAAGGAAGAGATAATGGTTGATGAAATTAAATTAATAGATACAACTCTAAGTGCAAATCTTAAATTATTAAAAATGATAAATAATTCTAACACTAAAGAAAAAGAAAAAGTTGTTTTAGGAATCGCTATTGAATTAAAAAAGTTTTGTAATCAAATAATAAAAATATATTCATAGTTAGCTCCTATGAACAAGGGCAGTAAGTAGACAGGTCGAGTTTGCTTACTGCTCTTAATTATGAAAATTTACCTTCTTCTAAAGCTCTTAAAACATTATCAACATCTCTGGGTATAACTTGTTTACGAATCCTTTTCATTTTCTTTTGTTGCTTTTTCTTTTCCGCTGTTGGATATAAACCAAGTTCTTGTTGTACTGCCCATCCAAGTTGTCCTTTAGAAATAGAAGGCCAATGTCTTTCCATTGTTCTACCAGCAAATGAATTTAATAATCTTATTTTCTTACTTAGGTCTGTAGATTTATTATTTCTATCATATTCCTCAAGACCTGCAATAACAGTTAGCAAACTATTTCTATCTAAGTTTATAACATCCATCATTATGCCTATATCTATAAGGTCAGATACTAACGGGCCACCAACAGTTCCTACAATAGGCCCTTTACCATAAAAAGCTTCTTCAATTTTATCTTTATCTCCACTTAACCATGCTCCTACTTGACCTAGTCTTTCAGCAGTATCGTGAGCAACAAGATTACTAAAGTCTATACCAGTGTATATACCTGCTACTACTGGAGCTAAAAAATAAGCAACTGCCATTCTATATGCTTTAGCAACACCTCTAGCATCACCACCCGGCATTAATTGACCTGCCATTATATCACCACGAGCTTCTCTCATTATTTTAGCATTTCTTTCAAAAAATTCAAATGAATAATGTTGGAACTGTAATGCAAACCTACCAACTTTACTTCTAACCATTGGAGATTTTGCGTAATCAGCATAATCAAAATGATTTAATATAACCATTTCTTTTGCATAATTTTCTGCTATAGACCTTGCTTTTGATTCTGGATTTTGATATTTCTCTTTAAACGCAGGATTATTATTTAACATTCTATGCATCTGAGCAAATGCTATTTTAAATGTATGTTTACGATTCAC